GTCATTTTATTACCTAACTATAATTTGCTTTACGTGCAGCCCGAGTAGCAAACCTACCAGTGCCTTTTGCTGCAGCATGGGCTTGCTCTTCTTGAGATTGCTTTTTCCCTTTATCTGCCACTTTTCCGTGGAAATAAGGTAGAGCTGCTTTTGCCGCATCCATTCTTAATTTCATGTCTTCAACTGGATCTGTCCAGATTTCTTCTAAAAATTTAAGCGGGTCCGATTGACTGCTAACATTGTCGATATCATTTTTTGTGACTATTGGCTTTGGATTGGGTTTAACATCCCTGTTAACATCTTTAACATTTTTAATTCGCTCAAGCTGAGCAATCACATCAGAATCTTTCGCCATTCTAGAGCCAGCTTGTGAGGCTGTTTCAGGGCTACAACCCGCGAAAATAGCGGCTTCTTTATTATTTGCACCATCAAACTTAGCTTGGGCAAATGCCTTCTTTTTTGCTGTTAAAGCCATATGCCCTCCTTTAACATTTTTCTGAAAATGAAAATTTTTTTGTACGTGCGATGGGGGGTGGTGTCCGAGGGCAAAAGGTTTTGAACTTTTGACCTCCCCCCTACCCACTACACTTTCATTCACAGTCTGCTCTCTTTTATGGTTTTGTCTTTATGACACGGCGGGCACAACGATTGCAGATTCGACTCATCATCGGTGCCACCCTGTGCAACATTAACAATATGATCCAGTTCTAATTGTGTTGTAACACGGCGGCAGTGCTGGCATGTCCAGTTATCCCGTAGATGGATCTTTTCTTTAAGTCTGCGCCATGGTCTACCACCACGTCCTGATCCCCAATTCTTTGGTGGTTTAGGTTGCTTAGGTGTGAGGGCATCTAACCTGCTCTGCAATCGTTGTAGCTTTGGCATGATTAATCATCCATATATCTAGTACTGTCTAACTCTTCCTGCTCCTCGAGCATTAACAACAATTCGTTATTTAAGTTCGTTTGTACTTGCAACTGACAGATCAACTGATTGTTCTGCTTTACTACCTCAGTGAGTAGGGTTAGTAATTGCTTTGATGACGGATTCTTTTGACTGCTCATACATTACCTTTAGCTACTGTCGACGTTGATCATATGAGTTACAAAGCATGTCTTTTCTCCACACATTAAAAAACCACCCGAAGGTGGTTTGTTCAAAACAACATTGACATCTGACCAAACTCATAAATGATTAAAGTAAGGACAAAAGCCGAAACCGAGATTACAAGCACATCTTGCGAAGCCATACTTATCTCCCTTTATTGTTCTTTTTCTATACTCTCACAACTAGAAATATTTTCAACACTGAAAGAATACATTTCTCACAATTTACAGGGATAGACATGTAAAGAATTATAATAGACAGCACACTCATAAAATTGATTTATAGTCATATTCTCAAATATGAACATTTATATTCAGATACTCGGGAAACTCAATTATCGCCATTAAAAAATAGTCGAAATCATTTAAGAGCGTTATAGTAATTACGCCAATCTTTTTTTAATTTAATTAACTGACGTTGAGTGAGTTTCCCTAGACCATACAATATATAAATTGTTTGACCTTCGAAGATCGAATGCTGAAGACTAAAAGTTCCCTTTTTGGATTCAAATGTAAGATCAGGAGCATAACAATTTGGAAATGACGTTTGCGTGAATTTAAATTTGTTAAATTCATCTAACTCAGCAGTAAATGAGATTAACTTTTGCATAAACTGTACTCCACAGATATTTTTTATAACTTTTAGCGAAGTTAAATCCGATTCATCAAAAAAACTTTGAAATTTATTATAGAAAGAGAATCATTAAATTCCCTTTTGACCTCTACATTATTTCAATACTATTAATTTTCAGTTGGCATAATCTTCTAGTCATTAAGACTTCATTTTGTCCAACGCCGTTCCAGAAAAACGATTCTAGTCTTATGTGGATGAGAAAAAACCGTATAAAAGTTAATTAAAATATCTATTTAGTAAATATTGTAATTCTTGGTTACACAAAAAGTTATGTGCTTATCAAAACTAAATCTTTATGTGTTCCATTCCTTAGAAATAAAATTCACCTGATCAATGTCAAGTTCTTTTAATTCCTTTTAAGCACTCTCGACAGACTAAGATTTCATCACCATCAATCGTATAATCGATTTCAGGCGTGCCGTGAAAACCAATTAAACATCTCAATAATTTGATCATGACTTTTCTCTATTAAAAAAAAACCTCCTTAGCATAGGAGGTTGACTACAGCTTATAGTCCAGATGTGTAGTATATAGACAATTACACAAATTCAATTTGCGGAATATTACATTAAATTACTATATTTTGTGTTTTACATCACAAAACACAAAGAGAAATAGTCTTAATAATTAAAATTAAAGTCCTTTCAGTTCAGCTCTAAATTTAGTCCGACCCTTTTCATTAACTATCGTAATTTCAACATTGGAATCTTTGAAATGGCCTTTAATATATTCCAAAGCTCCAACCTCCAAATATCTTGTTTGTACTTCAAAGTTAAATGGGTTACTGACTTCAAAAATACCTATCTTTATTTGTTGCTCTAAATATATAGCCTTAACACACATAGGTGTTGATACTCCCATAAGTTAAGCCTCACGTTAATGGTCAGACCAACTTTAACATATGAGAATTTTTAATTCATGCACACCTTAAATACTAATTCTTAATCAAAGGTGGCTATTTATTTAGCTAAATGGATTAATTGAACATTATTTAGGCATCAATACTATTACGAATAAAGTTAATCCACCATTAAAAACCCCGCCAATAATGCTTATTGAGCGGGGTTTCATTTGTCATAAGACGTTCATCATCTATTTACTTAATATCTTTTACTTTAAGGCAATTTCGGCAAACCTCTAACTCACCATCTTTACAATGATGAATTTCCACTACGCCATGTAGTCCGAATAAGCATTTCAATAATTGAAACATTCAATATCACTCTCAGTTAATATCCATGTGCATCGAATATTTAGGGAAAAAAAACCTGCACCTTGGGGAAGGTGCAGGCAGAAAACTGATATTAACTATTCATGGAGAAGCTAATACCGAGCATTCTAGTCGGATTTATGTGAATTGTCTTGTAACTATTGGTAACACTATGTAAGTTTAGATTAATACAAAATTTAAAATCCCACATTGTTTATTTCTAAGCATACCAATAGTTAAATTAATATCTTTAGAATATATTCAACCGTAAATTCTGAATCATATTGGTCTTTATAATTTAAAATAACTCTCCAAACATACGCTGATATTCTTCAGCTATATCATTGGCTTACTCTATCCTTTATGTCACATGGGTAACAATAAGTAAAAGTCTTTCATTTTCATTTATTGAGCATTAAAAAAGCCCATCAAATGATGAGCTTAATTTTCTTAAATGACGTTTAAGTACAAAATTCGTCAAGTTATCACGAATATGCCATATCCTGTGTACACACGCAATTACTTTTGAAGTAAATCTGATTTTAAATTTGGATATCTACCTGTTATAAATGCTAAAGCACATTTCATATCTTGGCGTATTTGAATAGTTGATGTTTCATACATCTCAGCAACTTCACGCAATTTCTTATTCTCTACACAAATCTGCCAAACAGCATCCATCCATTCTTGCAATGGTTCACTATCAATTTGACGGATATCCAAGACAATACGCTGAAATGCACGTGCTTCATTATCAGTGATTTGACACACCACACCTTTTCTTAAGTGTTGCTCTCGAAAGCCTTCATCACTCATATATTTAGCAATAAGCTCTTCACGCTGATGTTGAGTGAGCTTACGTGTTGGTAGTGATTTATACACCAACTTCTTTGTCTCAGTATCACCATTCATCCACGCACCAAATTGACGAAACCAGTCCTCAGTACTGAACTTACTCCAATCCATCGCTTGCATAATCGTTACTGCTGCACTCATCCTCTTTCCCTCAAAACTTCGCAAATCGTTGAAACACCAACATGGCCGCATCGCGTGCATGTTCATTGGTACGGCCTTTCCAACCTGTCATACGGAAAAAGTCAGTGGCTTTCTTTTTAGTGGCATTGGCTGCGGGATGGATCATCTTGTACAGATAGCCTTGTTCCTTACACCAGTCTTCCCATATTTGGGCATCACGTTTGACCGATCCAACGCCTTGCGCCTTTTCACGGCCACCAGTGAACCATGTACGTTGCCTAGCATCTTCAATATACAAACAGACGTTTTGGGCACCCCAAGTTTGTACGGAGTCTTTCACTTTGCTCATAGCTTGAGTGATTGATAGACTCTCGACCTGTTCTAGCTCTCCGCCCTTGCCACGGTCTGCTGCAACGGCATAACCTGTCTTCACCCCTGTATCAATTCCAATCATGATTTTCATGCGTACATCGTCCCCAATTCGTTTTTGTTGTTCATAAATATTGCGTTGACTCCACCGACATATCCGCACCATCCAAAGCGTTCTTTCCAGTAATACCAACGTCCGTTGATGCATTTCCAAAATGTGCCATCGGTTTCGATGTGTGTTGCGCCGTGTGGAATCATGCTGCCCCCTGCAAACTGCCAGTGAAGCCGACTTGCTTGAGGTATGGTTCCCATTTCTTCGCCTGTGCTGGGTTCATGAGTTTGATGGCAATGCGTGATGCCAGTTGCTCGTATGAATCACCCGGTGCGCTTTGCTTGCTCGCAAACTCTGGGTGATGGGCAAGTTTCTGTGCAAATGCCGAAATTTGTTTTTCAGTAAGCTGCTTCGGTTCTGCTGCAGGTGTTTTTGTGTATCCCGTTTTGGTTTCTTGGGAATACTTGGTTCGGTATGCATGCAGCAGCCAATCGGCAAAGTAAAAATTCAGAAGTTCATCGCAAATGGTTTTGTCTTGGTTGTAAATCTCAAAGGCACGTTTTTCTCGTTCCATCCATTTCGCTGTCATTAGAGTTTCTGGTTCGATGCTCTCATCGGCCAAAGTAATTTCTTCACGAAGTTTTTTTGAGCAAAGCCAGTCTTTTTTATTTTTAGATTCTATTGGAAGATTCCTTGGGAGATTCTGTGTCCCAATATCGGTACTGGTCTCGGTACCGTTTTTGGGACTGGTACTTGTTCCGTTTTCGGTACTAGTACCAATATTGGAACCTGTACCTAAATTGGAACTAGTCCCGTTTTTACCACTAGTCCCCTTTTTGGTACTGGTTAGATGATCTTCTCGACCGACCACGCCTAACAGTTGATAGACTTTTACGCCATTCCCGACGATCTTCCCTGTATATTTAATCAGGGCTTTTTTCTCTAGGTCATCTAAAACTTTGATGATGGTTTTGCGGTTCATTTTGGTGTCTTTAACCATTCGCATAATGCTTGGGTAGCACTTATGGTCTTCCCCTGCGCGGTCTGCCAGTGAAAGTAATATGAGGCGTTGTGTAGAACTGTCTACTTCCGCTCTCCAAGCCCAAATCGTTGCATCTAAACTCATATGGGTTACCTCTATTTGTCGTCTACGCACTGGTGTATTTGTGCATCCAGTTCGGCCAGTATTTCGTGTAGTCGGTGAATGACCTTAGACATGTCTATGGCTTCTCCGCGTGTGATGCGTCCGTCTGCCATCATTTCTTTAAACAGCGTGTAGACGTTTCCGCCTTTCATCCCAAAGCTCAGCACTAGATCTGTGAGTGCTGTATCTCTGCATTCGGGTATGTCAGGCAGGTTGATTGCGACTTTGCCGTGTTGGGCATTGAGGCTTTGCAGTATTCGGTAGTCATTGGTCAGTGCCATCAGCTTGGATGCTTCGACTAGCGTCAAGTGATGGGTATCTGTATTTGGATTGACTTTGCTATTGAGCACGGCGGGACTTTTGATGCCCATACGAGGTGCGAGTGTATTTGCCCCACCTTTGTAGTCGTGCACGGTGTGATAAGCAGCATCTAATATGTTCATAACGGCTTCCTTTGAACGTGTTTATTAGATGGGAGCTTTATTACTATTTTTAGTAGAACGAACAAATGCCCAATTGATGTCAGGTCTTAACTGCTCTGCTTTAACTTCTTTTTGAGTTATTTCTTCAATAGACAAGCATCTTTCTTCAGGAATTTTATCGAAATTCCATTTACTTAAAGCCCACGGCGTAATTCCCAAACCACGGGCTAATGCAGCCTTACTACCCGCTATTTTTATTGCTTTTTCTAAAGCATCCTTTGGAGATAACATAATGCAACCATCAACGCTACTAAAAGTAGAAGATAATATACTACCTAAAATAGAATTGGTGCAACTAAAAATACGAGGTAAACTTCTACCATTGGTAGAAAATGGAAAGAAACCAAAATTGCAAACAGCTAAATATCAAGAATTTGCATCTAGGCTTAAAGGTCTTATGGATAAAGACGGCGCGCCTATTAAAACTGTAAACCAGTTGAAAGATGCTATCGAAGTCACTTATGAAATGGCTCGTAGATATACGCTAGGTATTGCAAAGCCACGCGAAGAAAAAATGCAAATCTTGGCTGAAAAATTTAATGTTGATATTAGTTATTTAGACCACGGAACTGGGTCAGAGACAAATGTATCTGATCCTTTTCCAATAGCTGGGCGCTTAGTTCCTGTTATTTCATGGGTACAAGCGGGTGCTTGGACTACTGCCGAATCTGTGCCTGCGGGTACACAGTTTGATAAGTGGTTACCACCAAATCCTAAATGTGGAAAACATGGTTATGGTTTAGAAGTAGTTGGTGAATCCATGCTTCCTGACTTCCGCCCTGGCGACAAAATTTATGTAAATCCTGACTTTCAAATAAGTGATTTAAAAACAGGTGATTTAGTTATTGTTGCATGCGACGGGGAAACAGAAGCTACTTTTAAGAAATTGATAGTAGAAAGCAACGGTATGTATTTAGAACCCTTAAACCCCAAATGGCTTGGAAAAATCATGGAGCTTCGCGAAGGATGCAAACTGGTTGGAAAAGTGGTTGGGTTATATCGGGATGTCTAAGCCTTAAATAGCAATAACTAAATTAGTATATAAATTTTTTGAGAGGTAAGTATGGCCCAAGTTTTAGCAGCAAATAACCCTATTGAAATGATTCCTTTATCATTATTAGAATTTGACCCTCAAAATCCACGACTTCCTCAAAATATTAATGGGAGTAATGAATCAGATGTTATCTCATATCTAATTGATGAAGCGAATATTCCTGAATTAATGATGTCAATAGGCGAACAGGGGTATTTTGATGGTGAGCCATTATTAGTTGTAGAAAGTGGAAATCAATTTATTGTCGTAGAAGGAAACCGTAGACTTTGTGCACTTAAACTACTAAATTCAAGTGAACTTGCTCCAAGATCTTCAAAAAAAATTGAAGAAATAAAAAAAACCAGCCCAAATAAACCAACAACTATTCCTTGCCAAAAATTTTCTAGCAGAGATCAAATTCTATCATATTTGGGATATAGACATATTACTGGTGTAAATCAATGGGATGCTATTGCTAAGGCTAGATATTTAGACCAACTGTACACAAAATTTGCAGACAATGAACCATCTTTGACTCCAACTCAAATTCATCAAAAATTAGCGAAAGTTATTGCTAGTAAATCTGATTATGTTGCTAAGCTGCTTACTAGTTTAGAAGTTTTACGCTTTGCTGATGAGCAAAAAATCTTAAAAAGACTAAAAAAAGAGCAGGATGACTTACCATTTTCGTTAATTACCACTGCTTTAGGGTATCCAAATATTAGAGAATATATTGGTATAGAAATTAGAAATCCGGATTTCTCTAATGTTAAAGTTGAAGAGTTAGACAATTTTTTCGAATGGACTTTTGGTATTGGGAATAGCAAGTCTAAAATCGGAGAGTCAAGAAATTTCGACAAGTTAAACCGTATTGTAAGCCATAGTTTAGCATTAGAAAAATTTAAAGAAGGTGTATCTATTGACGAGGCAGATTTATATACAGAAGGACCAATTCAGACTCTACGTAATCTTTTAGATAAAGCGAAACACGATTTATCTAATGCTCAGGGTGTATTGGCATTAGTATCTGAATTAGAGCATTTAGATATTGAACAGGCCTTACAAATAAAAAATTTAGCTACTCAGATTCATTCCTCAATTAAAGTACGAGTTGAGGAAGAATAAAATGCTGTTTAAAACCATTGATAATCCAAGGGATTCCGATATTCATACTCTAGCAGATTTTGCAGAAATACTTTGCTTAACCGATATTGATGGTGAGTCAGGGACTGAATCTGTTAAAGACCAAATATATGACAATACCAATGTAACTTTATCTGAAGAAAAACTTCAGGATTTAATGACGCAAATTCGCTGGCGCAAAGAAGCATTTGGTAGATTTTATCCTTTTACAAACATTTCTAGAAATAATTTTGATTTAGTTGAAGAATTTTCACCACAGCAAAAACTTTACTTAGCTCTTCTTATGTGCGCCAATTTACCATTCTTAGAAAGAAACACCCATAAGACACTAACAGATACTTTTGAAATAATTTCGTATAAAGCATTTATAGAGATTTGGGGACCTGCAGGTACTGTTACCACTTTTGGTAAAAACACATCTAATTATTCAGGAAATAAAACAGAGAGATTAAATAAATTATTTTCAAATATTGGAAACACAAGCCAATTCACCCCACAATCTTTTAGAGTTGGGGATAGTGGGGATGGTGGGATAGATTTAGCTGCATGGATATCATTAGATGAATATCAACTTTCTCATCATTTTTCAGCTCTCGCACAATGTGCTTGTTCACGAAGTGATTGGCAGAGAAAACAAGCTGAAATTAAGGTCGATAAATTCAGTTCTATTTCTCAGGTGACCAATAAATGGTGTGAAATATTATTTACACCAATCTGTTTTAGAGGAAACAATGGAGAATGGGCAGTTTTAGCAGATGTATCAAGCGGTATCCTTTTTGACAGATTAAGAATAATAAATGCCCTTCAACACCAAATCTTACCCCTTCCCTCACTATTTAATGAATTATTTAGTGAGAAAAGAGACCTAACATGTTAAATATATTGCTTTAATTTTTTAGCTATTACTTCAAATAAAGGTGGTGGTACTGCATTTCCCACCACTTTATATTTATTTTCAAGATTTACATCTTCTTCACGTGGAAAAGTTAAATCACCAAAGCCCTGAAGTCTGGCTGCTTCTTTATAGGTAAAGCGGCGAGCTGGTTCTGAAGTTAAAAATTCCCATTGATCTGTACCAACTTTCACCATGTCAGGACTAACAGGATGAAGAAGCATATGTCTTGCACTACTTACCATGGTTCGTGAAGTTTCGTCCCACCCTCTTTTTCGATTTCGTGACATATAGTACCAATGAAAATCATAATTATAATATTCACTTTCACTTGGCCATAGAGGCATATTCTTAAGCGCTTCTCGAATTGAGGATTTTGGCGTTAATCCAATACCATGGGTAGGTTCTGGGAATTGAAACTCAAGACTATAGTCACTTCGAATACCTACGATAAAGATTCGTTTGCGTTCTTGGGCTACTCCATAATCTGCAGCATTTAATACTTTAAATTGAACATTGTAACCAGCTTCTGAAAATACCTTAATTTGGTCTTGCAATAGATGCTGGAATGTCGCGCTGGTCATTCCAGAAACATTTTCAACAATAAAGCCCTTTGGTTTGATGTAATTTAAAGCTCGAGCGAACTCTTTATATAAATAGTTTAATTTATTGTCTGCTTGACGCTTACCGCCTTGGCTAAACCCCTGACAAGGATAACAACCTGCAAGTATATCTGCTGATGGGAAGCTTTCAATTGTTTCAATATTTTGTAAAAGATAATCAGTCTCAGGATGATTTGCTTCGTAAACCTCTTTTGCATAAGGCAAAATATCATTAGCCATGACAATTTCAAAGCCAGCTTTAATTAAGCCCGCATCTGAACCACCACAACCAGAAAATAATGATACAGCTTTCATCGAATTCCTATTAGTCATACAAGAAAAATATTTAGAACATACTTTTTCCGAAAATGGATAGTAACGTAAGAGCATATAAATCTCTACTCTACACCCATGAAATAATGAACAAACAAAGTTAATTACTTAGAATATTCTTATTAAAAAATCCGAATACCATCTACTAAATATAGCATAAATGAATATTTTGTTGACATTTCTTCTACTTAAAGTAGCATATATTTCACAAACAACAAAAAAGCACCCCTGCCTTCGAACTCATGGGTGCTTTACAGTAACCTGCGAGATAAGTATGAAACAAAAGCCTATATCTAGTCAAACGACGCCTATTCTTTTCCAATCCCCTACAACAGCCGAACTTCGCCCTGCACTGCGCTCAATCATTTGGGCGAACCTACGTGACTTTGCCCTTTTCCTTGGCTTAGCTTTCATATGTTGGTTAGTCATTACTGCCATTCTAATCGCAGTTGGAGGGTAGCGACATGGAAAGAATTACTTTAACTAAAATTGGCCCTTACAACGATGATTGGGCAATTATCTATCTAGATCCAAGTGATATGTATAGTCCTGGTGGTGGTCGACTTACTATCGTGACTGATGATTATGTTGGTAGTGCATTTTTCTCTCATGTTGGACAACCAACTTTCAAAGAGTTCATTGCGCAATGTGATTCTCATTATTTAATTAAAAAGTTATTTAAATTTGATAAATGGATTCCTGTTGAATCTGGTGAGGAGTTTATTGAATACCTTGCACGTGAACGCATGAGTGATATTAAAGAGTATCGCTCAACAGGTGAAGTAACCAAAAAGGAATTACGTACTCTATATGAAGAACTCCAAGGGTGTGAGTTTACAAGCACCTCCCATCTTTATGACATTTTAGACCAAGACAAAATAAACACATTAAATACCCTACTAGGTGATGACTGGTGGTGGGATAGCAACCCAAGCAAACTAAATAGAGCATACACATACCTAGATTCAATGCTAACCAATGTGATAGCTGAATTTGTAAAATTGAAGGAGGAAACTCCAAATGGCGACTAATATCCAACGCCTCAAACTCAGCGTATTTGCTGAGCGCTACTGGCAAGACGAAGAATCCCGCCCATGCCGTGACACACTGGTCAGCCATATCAAACGTGGTTGGCTCAGTGGTAAAAAAATTGGTAAACAATGGTATGTCGAATGTACCAGTTGGGGTGCGCCGTTGTTCTATACAGATGAAGTTCCTAAGGTCGAGTTAAAGTCCCCACCTAAAACGGGTAACTCCATTGCAGACCGAATTTTAGCGGAGATTTAATATGGCTCCTCGAGGTCGCAAGTCGGGGAACTTGGACTTACCTCCCCATGTCGAAGTCGACAAAAAGCCCAATGGCACCATGTACTTCCGCTACCTCTTACCGAACGGACAGCGGAAGTCACTCGGTAAAGACCGTAATGAAGCTATTAAGGCAGCTCAGGCACTTAACACCGTGCTTGAACGTAACCCAGACATTGTGTCTAAAATTCTATCTTCAGTAGAAAAAGCACATAAGCAAAGTCATATTCCAAACTTTGGCCAAGCATTGGATGAATATGAAAAGCTGCACTTACCCAAGAAGAAACTCGCCAAAAACACCTTGGTCAATGTCACGGCGAACATTGGTAAATATCAGGATATGTGGGGGCAGTTCTATTGTACCGACATTACCCTACTTATGATTTCTGAATACCTGAAACAGCAGACCGACTTTCAGGCAGAAAAGCACCGTTCACAGCTTATCGACATTTGGAAATACTTTGTGGCCAACGGCTGGGCACCTGAAAATATTGCAGAGAAAACTTTAAAGCCAATACGACCAGAAAAGCTTCGTACTCGTCACTCCAACGAATCATTAGAAATTGTAAAAGCTGTTTGTCCGCCTTGGTTAAAACTGGCAATTGATCTGGCATTACATTCTATTCAACGGCGTGCCGATCTGGTGGTAATGGAACGTTCAAGCATTAACATTAAAGACAACACCATGACCGTACTGCAGCATAAATCGCTGAATTACGACAAGCCTGTGTTTATTGAAGTGGATATGCATCCTGAGCTACGGGAAGTCGTATTGCTATGTATAGAGCATTCTATGCGACTACGCTGCCCTTACCTGATTGCGACGCGACCAGACCGCATAAACGAGCAAATCCGCAATGCGAAACTGCATCCTTTTGCTGTAACAGAGGATCACATCACCAAGCAGTTTAAGAAGTATCGGGACTTGTCTGGTGCGTATGATCATTTAGAGCTAAACCAACGACCATCGCTGCATGACTTACGTGCCTTGGGCATTTATAACATCACGCAGAAGTATGGAAAGAAGTACGCGCAGGCACTGGCTGGCCATGCGACTGTGAAGATGACGGATCACTATTTAGAGGGTCACGAAGCACCTAAACCTGAACGGATTAGCTACCGTTAGTCATGCCAATAAGCTGATGCTTCCATTTCATGGATCATCAGCTTTTGATTTCATATAATCGCCAGTATGTTAATGACCTCGTTCTTCAGGAAGTAAGTAAACTAAGAAACCTTCAATAATTTGATCTGAATATTCTTCTGAATATGCTGTTCTATAGTTTGTTTCTATTTCAACGGGGATAATTTCACCCGCTTTATCACTATATTCTTTATATTCAAGATAGTGCTTATCACCTTCAAAATAGAAATTATATTGATCTTTGGCAGAATCTAACCTATCTCCTATACCTAGTAGACCTAATAATCTCCCTTGATACCCCTGACCAGCATAAATGAATTCTAGCCTTTGGGTATTAGAATTGAATGTTAGAGTGATGATCTTATTCCAATAACAATATATTTCATTGATAGAATCGCCCCAAGGTAGAACCTCATTTCGATGTAAAATTAGCCACTGATCACTTTCGGAATACGTGCTTTCTAATTCAGCATAATCATTAATAATCTGATATTTTGATTTAGCCTTAAAATGTTCGAAATCTAATCCTAATGAGATATCAGCAATAGATTTTGTTGGAATAATTTCAGCTTCTAAATTTGGGATCAATTGCTCATACCTTACAAAGAATTAGTTTTCAAAAATTAAGTTTCTCTAAAATTAGCTACCGTTAATCATCGTTTTTAAATTTAAATGAGCGAGTTTTCCACATTGGGGAATTACGCCATTCCCCGAAAATACCCCGAATATTCCCCGAAAACAAAAAACCCACTTTTTAAGTGGGCTTTAATGTGTTGAAATATCAACGAATTTTGGTAGGTATATCCAGACTCGAACTGGAGACCTCTACGATGTCAACGTAGCGCTCTAACCAACTGAGCTATACACCTGAAGTAAAAGCATAATATTCACTTTTAAAAAGTATGACAAGCG